ATAACTCGTGTGACGTACACCCGATACTGTGAGGATGGTACTTGCTACCTCATAGGGCAGCATTGCCGGGTCGCCGTATGATCCGAAACGAACACCGCGTTGTCTGTATGCCAGGATGATTCCGACTTGTTCCGGTGTGATGAATTCGTATGAACCCTTCACCATTGCGCGGAATTTCGACGAGGGTGCAAAACCTAAATTGACATAGCAAATTCGGGTACCGGTTTTGTCTGGTCGGAGTGGACAATTACCACAAATCGCCTCATCTGATCCATTGCGAATAGCTTCCATTGGGTGCGAATCTGCGAGGAGGATATCAATTTGTGCCATGGTGCCGGTTTTGTCATTATCTGATTTAGTTTTGAGACCAGAAATGATACCCATGATCCGGGCACCATTCACCGGAGACGGACCTTGCCAAATAATTCCAGACGATGCATTGCGGATGTTGGACGGTAGCGCTAGAAATTGTTCCTTGATCGTTAATGTTGCAGTTGTCATTGAAGTGTTCACCTTCCTGTGTTGTTTCGTGCTCCCATTATATGCGTGGGTCAATGGTTATTCTATCTTTTTATTACTAGATTCTCTCTATTTTCATGAATAGATGGTTGATTTGTGGGGAATGTGTGTTTTCTGATAGGCTTGTAGACATGGAAGGCACAAAAAAAGGTCTCACGACTAAACAAAGAAACTTCATTCGAGAGTATGTGAATAACGGAAGAAATTGTGCTGCAGCCTATCGTGATGCCGGGTATAGCTTTGCCAATGAAAATAGCCTCGCGTCGGCTTCGTCAAAGTTGCTAGCAAATCCCAAGGTTCGACGTGAGGTTAATAAAGGTCTGGTTAAGATCCGTGAAAGTACCGAACGAAACACGGAAATTACCAGAGAGTTTCTGATTGGGAAGTACCTCGAAGTGATCGAGGGATCGTTGGAAGGCGTGAGACCACATTACAGCGCTGCCCGTGGTGCACTAGACAGTCTGGCCAATATCACGGGTCACTGGGTCGATCGTAGGTTGACGGAAGTTACAGGTAGTGTTGGCCATGTTATGGCGGAACTGTCCCGGGGCGAACTATTGGAGCTTATTGGGCGCCGGAATGACAATGTGATCGAAGGTGATGCCAAGGTGATAGAAGGCGCCGATTCGGACGACAGTATATAAGGTAAGGCGGACGGCTTCTGATAGGGATTGAAAAGGCCTCTGACAGGGATTGAAAAGGTTTTCAAGGGTAGGGTAGGGGATCGTTGACAGGCGCCGCTAGTCACTATGATGATGCCTCAATGTGACGATATGCCAGGCGCCGACGTCCTCACTTCATGCCGCTGAAAAGAACTGAAAAGGTCTCGTTTGAAAAGGTTTTCAGAGGGTTATCAATGCACCGTCAGGCGTCAACTCGATGCAACACTATCTTGAATGGGCGCCGTTGACCATGCTTACTATGTGAAAAACTTCACTCTAGGCACGCACTTGTTAAGGTGTTGTTAAGTACTTGTTGATTTTTGTTGATTGCTTGTTGATTTTTGTTGATAACTTGTTGATTTTGTACCTAATAACCTTAACATTTTCGGTTGGAGTCCCAATCCAGAATCGCCTTCCGCTGTCAACAGAATATTTGTTCTATATTTATCTAATACATTTGTTCTCCAGCACATTTGTTCGCATTTCTCAGGCACAAAATCAATGTTGTTTCTGCTGTCAACCGTGTCGGGGGTTGGGGCCCCCCTGTGTATTATAAGAGTATTCAACCAAAACTGTATCTATCTCATATCGTGATATGGTGATATCAACATACTGTATTAAGATAACCTGGTATTCTTAAGTTATTCTGTGAGTTCTTACTCACCACTGAACAAACATCACATCACTGTTTCCACCTGAGTAATTAGGTATGACCCCGGACATTAGTCTTTTTTCCTGTGAGGGGATATACTTGGCCTTGGAGTGTAGGGGTTGTCGAGGTGAATAATCCTTTTCTGAAGGCAGAGTCAACCAACGTATGCGTGGATGTTTTCCACGTTGTACATGTCCCGCAGCCTCACACTCCCCACCACACTTGATGTAACCGCTGTAACCGGTGTAACCGCTGTCTGTGTGACCCTCGACAGTTATCCGGTGTTCCAAAGCCACGAAGTGGTCCCCGTTTTTTTCTTTTGGAGGGGTGTATTTTCTTTCTTCTTTCTTTAAGAGGGGGATTGGGGGAGATTTTTCTTTCTTCTTTCTTTTACGTCCGGGGCTTCTCAGGCACGGGATGGTTTCCCCTATTCGTGACTGAGTAATGCACGATAATGCACCCTGCATTACTGCTCCTGATACAGGTGTAAGGATTCCTTTTTTACCCCTGCCCGTGTTATATTCAACAGGACTGTAAATCTTTCTTGAGAAAGGTAGCATGGCTTACTCCTTTATCGAGATAGACGATATCAGGGACCCCCACATCTTCCTTGCGAGGAGGGTGCTACTTGAGGCCCTGCACGATATCTCTGCCGCTGAAAGGCTTGAGAGGTTTCAGACTTCCGGTATGAGAGACGCGGCAGTGGGCAGGGCAGAGGACGCTGTGAGGTGGCTGGACAACCATCCACGGTACATGGAGTTCTGGTGTATGGCTGGTGGGATAAGCCCTGAAGCATACCGCAATGAGGCATCCAGGAGAATTTCCTGTGCGACTTTGCACAGTTAGGAGGATTAATTTCATTATGGGCGCAATGGCTCCTGCATCATTCTGTCCAACATCACTCTGTCCGACCATGGACAGTTAATTGGACAGTTAATAGGGAAAGGATTTGTGTTATGGCAGAACAAAGGAATTATAAAACACGGGCGCCGAAAGCAAGGTCCAAGGCAAAGGCACCGGTAAAGGCACCGGTAAAGCGGGCAGTAGCGAAAAAGGGTTTAGCCCGTATGGCAACAACCAGACCCTTTAGCAGGACTTCCTTAGCTACCCGTGCTCGGGGAGAAAAACAGATACAGGCTGCCACAGGGGCAAAGCCGACAAGAAGGCCCGTTGCGACAAGGCAGCGTTCCACTATGGGAGGAGCCGCACAGAGGCCTGATGAAATAAGAAAGCGCAAGCCAGTTGCCCAAAAGAAGACACCCAGCCTGGTTATAACAGACAGGATTGGAAAGGGCTACAATCCCAGCCCGTCCCGTGGAGCCGCCAGCGCAAGAATCAGGACGGAACGGCCCACCAGGGGTGTGACTTCCAAAGGTGGTCCTCGACGACGCCGTATAACATTTGCCCGTAGGGGATAATGACTCTTACATCTGAGAAGATAATTGCAGCGGCAGATGCAGCGGAAATGGAGTTTGCCCGAAGGAATTTCATATCCGATGACCCGTCGTGCCCTGATTTCCTTGACTTTGCAAAAATACTGGAACGAAGCCAGCTCCACGCTGCCGTGGCAGGGGGTGCCACACCATTCAAAAAGTGGGACCATCTTGCGTCACTGGCAAAACAACTTGTTGACGAGAGGCTGGTGCTGGTCCTGAAGGCGAGGCAGTTGGGTTTTTCGTGGACGGTCGCAGCATATGCCGCATGGCTGGTGCGATTCCACAGGGGAGCGAATGTGCTGATGATAAGCAGGGGGCAGACAGAGGCGTTCCAGCTTCTGGACAAGGTCCGTTTCATCCTCAAGAACCTCCCAGTATCGTGGCACCTGCCGATAAACCCGGATTCCAGGTCAGAAATTGGGATACCTTCTCAGGACGCCAAGATTACTGCCCTGCCCTCCACGGAGGACGCGGGACGGTCGGAGACGGCGTCGGTAGTAATACAGGACGAAGCTGACTTCCACGAATACCTTGAGTCGAACTACGCTGCCGTCAAGCCCACGGTCGATGCCGGTGGGCAGATGATTATGGGCTCTACCGCAAACAAGCGGAAGATGACCAGCCTTTTCAAGGAACTGTACCGCAGTGCCCCGTCCAACGGATGGAACACGGTATTCATGCCCTGGCACGCAAGGCCCGGCAGAACGGAGAAATGGTTCGACGGGGTCAGGGACACGATACCGTCGGTAGAACTCTCGGGTATGAGCCCCGAACAGTACATGGAGGCGGAATATCCCGGTGACGAGATGGAGGCACTGGCCCCGCCCAGGGCGCAGA